TCATAAACCTTTTAGTAAGTTGCTCAATGCTTGCTTAGTTCGTTCCGTCTTGTCGGTATCGACTCCGTGCTTGCTTTCATATTCAGATTCAATCTGTTGCATAGCTTTTTGTTTAGCAGTTTCAATTTCTTTGTCACGCTTTAACTTATTATCATTGTAATTTCTTTCGGCAACTTGTTTCATCAATCCATTAATCTCATCACGTTCGGCGTTCGCCTTGTCTCTCATCTTGTCAAAGGCTTCTTTGCTCCGCTGTCTGCTCGTCTCCTCTCTTTCTTTGCGTTCAATCTCTGCGCCTTTTCGGATGTCCTCAACCCAATTGCCTGTATGTTGTTGGCGGTTGTCTTTGATTGTTTCTGTCATGGTGTCCCCCCTTTTATTATGCGTTCATATCATCAAGAAATGTGTTGCCAAGATATTTAAAGTTATAAACATTTCGGACTGAGTTGTTTCGTTTATACTCTACCGCTCGTGTTATTCTGGTACCGTTTGACGCGACTAAACAGTCAGCGTCTTTATAAACATCATACTGCGCAATACGTAACAACTCATCAGCTTTATGGTAGACCGCATTAGATTCATCAGCCAATGACTTGAGTTCTGCCATTAGCTTAGCGCCCTTAATATTCAACTCATCTTGTAACTTATCGGCAGCCTTTTCAATATCTGAGACCAATTGATTATAATCATCTTTGGTCACTAATGGAGTGCTTTCCAATTTGTCTAACTGCTTTTGATACAATTCAATAGCGTGTTGAGACGTTGAAATATTCCCCTTGGCTTTATCATAAGCTACTAAGTCAGCGGTCTCCTCGGCTTTGATTAATTCCTCATTAGCGATTTTCAAGGTTCTTTCCGCTTTTTCTTTATTATTTTTAAACTTCTCAATTTCCAATAAATTACCGTCTTTTTGATTGATAAGTTCTGCTTCAATTTCTTCAAATGTTTTCATTATGGTTTCTCCTGTATTTATTTGTTAGTAAATATATATTATAATCGGAACTATTGATAGTTCCTGTAATTCCCTATGTTTATTAGGTTGATAGCTATTTTTATAAATGAGTTAAAACAACTGATTTTGGTGGGTGTCTTACCCTCATTATCTCTCCTTTATTATTCTGGTACTGTACCAAGTGGCCCACGTTTTGCGACTTTAATTGCCACAACATGACTTCCATTAAATACGGTAGTGCCTAGTTTAAATAACTGGTCAGGGTCATCTTGCCATTTGCCAATGACTTTCATATTATCCAGTGTCTGATTAAAGACAAATGCTGATGAATCATTTACTGTATAAACCATAATTACTTTATCGCTCATTTTTTTATCTCCCTATGTTTAAACTCGTTTTATTGAAACAATATTTTTTATGTTAAATAAGTAGCCACCTAGCCACTCCGCATTTTTATCAACTAAAAGTGCATGACTAAATTTCTCAAATTCCTCTTCATCATAAGGAATATTAAATGGCATTTTTTCTTTGACTGTAAAAACTACTGTCTTTGTAAAATTAAAACTCATTATCAAACCTCTTTTTCTAAATTGGTATAGCTTTTTCTATTTGATGACTATTGGTTTCTAAAATCACCACAATAGTTACACATTATTTAAGAAAATAGTTATGAATAATTACGCTTTTAAAACCTCTCAAAACCCTGTTATAAAGCCATAGTTACGCAAAATACGGTAATTACGCTTTTTCCTATATATAATATAAAATATATAAACTCACAGCCTATAATTGGTACAACTGATTTAAACTCTTTTTATAATAAGTTACTATTTACCTATATAAAAAGCGTATTTTGCGTATTTTCCGTAACTATCCTTTTATATAGCCGTTTATAGGTATCGGAAAAGTGTAACTAATTGTAACTAAGTTACGCTTTTTAAGGTGGTTCATACATTGATTCAAGAAACGCTGCGACAGCCTTCGAAGCACGTTGAGGATTTCCGATTGCAATAACACGAAAAGATTTTCTTTTTCCTTCAAAGGTTGGGAATGTACGAATCGTTTCGAAATAACCAATAATATCAAGAGCTTCTTTTTTACGTTTAGGACTTCCAGCACCATAGTAGGTTTCTTTCAATAGCTTCTGAACCTCATCCGTTTTGATTATTGTCTTGTTACCTTTGATATGCTCCTCAATAATATAAATTTGCACGTCATCAAAATCAAAGTGATCACTGCTGAAGTTATCCATCTCCACTTGCTTAAAATTGAACTTAAATTTATTTTGTCTCCAATAAACAAATGAAGAGTATAAAGCAGCCACTCCTGCAAGCGCCGTTGCTTCTCGACTGGTCTCAGATACACGCTGTTCAGTAAATGCTTCCCAGTAGGGCGCAAAGATTGATTCACGTTCGCTATCAGTTTCCCCTTTAGGACGATTCTTAAAAGCAATGTTCACAGCCCTGCTATTCATCTCAGAAGAAAACAGAACTTTTTCATTTGAATCAATAGACAGCACACCAGTAAGATTAATATCCGCATAGTTTTGACCGATACCTCGACCACGATATGTACTTTCAGTAGCCAGTATTTTCAAATAACGTTCTAAGCTTTTTCCGATTTCTCCTGATTCAGTCACCAGTAACATTTCTCCGCCATCAAATCCAGCCCAAGCCATTGCAGCCGTTGCCTTATTTGAGAGTTCGTCTAGATTGACATGTTTCGTATCAAAAATTGATGAAATTACTTTATGACGCAACCCTTTACCAGTACGTGTCCCAGATTTACTGACAAAGAACCTTGTCTTAGTAATTTCACGACATGCCACTAGCATTTGATAGATTGGCTGTAGTTGCGCATTATGCAAACTATCTGCATCGTCTATCACCATTCCTAAGTAATTAGCGTTCAAGATTGACATCTCAATTACCTCAGAGAGCTGACAATCAAACACTTTAAAGTAACATTCATTGTCTTTGATAGAACAATTTTTTAAAATTATCTTTTGATGCAGATCCATTTGAAAGTCATGACAAGCAATAATAGATGTTTTTATTTCTTTAAGAGGTTTTAAGCTTATCTGTTCATCTATAAAAGATATAATTTCTACAACTTCACTAGCTGTGAAGTCAGAACGCTTGCCTAATTTATATTCATGAGCAATATCCATCTCTGACAATCGTTTGAATTGTGAGGTTGAAATATCATATAAATATCCATGATGCAAAGCAATCTTTCCAAATAGATAATCTAAAATCACATTAACAAAACGAGGAATACTTTTACTTGATTTTAATGTAACTACTTCTTTATCTTCTCCATCGTCAGTTTTTTCAGCTTTTTTATTAACTCCACCGTAGAAAATAGATACAGTATTTTGACCATTGTTTAAATGCAAACTAGGTCTTTTGATTCTTTTATTTTCTCCTGTAGACTTTACTGACAGATAAGGATATTCATAAATATCACGATGCAAGATATGGACTAAATCAAGACTTTGAGGAATCTTAGCGCCATCAATGTTTCCAAATTTTTCCCAGGGAAGATTAATCACCTTTTTTAGATTATTTTCTAACCGTTCCCATGCTTTGCGTTGTTTTTCCAAATCTCCGTAATCAGTTTTAACTTCTGTCACTTTCTCTCCCCTATTCAGCTAATGAATCCATCAAGGATTCCAATTGACTTTTTTTATACCAAACAGTACGATCTCCATCTTCTAGAATCACCTGCTTTAATCCGTGTGCCCGAAGTTTAGCTAAATATGTAGTTGAAATGTTCAGTTCTTTCAATAATTCAGCTTGTTGCACATATGGGAACTCACGACTTTGTTCAACTCTTGCCTCAACTAATTTATCAACACGATTTAATACTGATTGTGTTAGCTCTTGTTCTGCTTCAAATGATAAGATACTCATGATTTCCCTCCTCGTTTAAGTCTTATATGCAACTTTGGAGCTTTAGATTCATTGACAATTAATATTTTTCTTGCTTCAGCACGACTAGATTTAACCCACCAAATAGGTAGTATTTCTGTGCTTATAACGTCCATTTTTTTAAATTTCATGCTTTATCTCTTTTCTTGATTTCGGCTTGTTTTTTCAGTTTCCAACTTTGTGCAAACTCATGAGATACTTTGATACAAAGAGGAGCTTTATTTTGATTGAAAATAATTACTGTTTTTTTTGTTTTTTATGCTTTTTAAAAAAACTTGATGTCCAATTTCAGGATTCATTTTTACAGAGAGAATTACAAAATGTTTATTTTCAAAAGTTCGTGCTTTCTCTAAATCTTTTATTTTAAAAGTAGATGATTGCATTTTAAGCCTCCAATTCCACTTGATAGCCATTCCCCATAAAAGTAAAGGTGGCTACGCTTTTACCATCAAAAAGTTTGTCAGTGACATCATCCACTTCAATGTGGTGTCTCGATTTTGCTAAGCACTCTGTGAATAATAGCTTCGCTTCATCAATGGTTATAAATTCTGTCATTTGTGTTTCTCCTCAAATATGTTATAATTTGAGTAAAGCAAAACTCATGAAGAGCTTGCCTTACTAAGTTTAAAAGTCTTTACTTGCCGGTGTGGACTTTTTTTGTTTTCATTGTGGATTTGATTGCTTTTTTGATAGGTTCATAATCAGAACCAGCTTCAATCATTGCTATTGCGATACTTTCAAGCATTTTGTAACGTTCCATTTCCTCTGAATTTAAGAGGTCTAGGAGCGTTTTTTATTTTCGCCAGTCTATATCTCTAGCTTGAATTTGCTTCTTGGTTAGTCCAGTTACAGTTGTAGCAAGCAGACTTCTAATGATTGTGTGCCATATATTTCCATGCCGCGGGTAATGATTCCACTCAGAAATAGCCTGATGAAGTGTAACTCCTTTGGGTTTTTCAACTGCTCTTGCAAACTTGCGAGCATAGAGTTCCTTTTCCATTTCATCAAATCGTTTTACAAGAGCGATTTTAAAATTTCTAACTACTTCAGTATTATCAAGATAAGTAATCATCAGCATGGCTTGATTTCTATTAAGTTGATAGATTTTTACTTTTTGACCTCGACTATCTGGTAAGGTGGTGATTTCAAATCTCAACCTACCAAAATTTTCAAAATCATTTTTATGATTATTGATAAGTCTGCGAACTGATTTTCTTTCAATTCCTGCATATTCAGCAATAACGACATGGTTAGTTACAACTTCCGCTTTACTCAAGTCAGGACTGGTTAAAAATGCTAAGCCTTTCATTATTAAATTTCTTTCTAGCGTTTAATACGCAATACCGTATCTCAACGGCTGACTTTATACTTTCAATTTTGCGCACGGCCAAATGTTAAAATCGTAACTTTTTACAACCTGTTTTTAAAAAAATATATCTTCAATAGTTATCTTTGGAAAATGTGGGATAAGCATTTTTTTTATAATTATTTTTTCTTCATCTTTAAAAGAAACATATCCATTTTCCTTGTTGTAATAACTTTGAGAGCTTATATTTAGCTCCTTTGCCATTTCAGATTGAGTTTTTCCGAGCATATTACGGTAACCTTTAATCTTGTTTTTAGTATTCACAAGCAACCTCCTTCGTAACTTTATACACCCATAATAACTTATTTAATAATCGTTGTCAAGAGAAAAATAACAAAAACGTGTAACTTTTTAGAACTTTTTTAGGTTTTTTTATTAGAATAATGTTATAATTTTTCTTAGAGGTGTAAATATGAATAATAATAAAGTTGATATTGGTCAGAGAATAAAAAGTATACGAACTAAAAAGGGAATGACGCTTGAAGAGTTTGGCGCTCTCTTTAGCGCTGGAAAAGGTCTTGTTTCTAGATGGGAAAGAGGGATATCAACACCTAATCCTGAAAGAATTAAAGCAATTTCTAAAGTAGGTGATACTTCAGTGGAGTATATTCTTCACGGAACTATGAATGAATATATCGAAAGCCTTATTGATAAACTTCAGATGGACTTGTCAACTGATAAAAACTTAAGTAATGCTGTCATTCCTTTTATTGTGAGTGAAGTAAAAAGTATAATGTATTCAAATGCTTCAAGTTTCTTAAATACTGAACAAGCAGATAAAAAGTTTAATGAGACTAAAAAATATACTATTGAATCTTGGTCGGATCCTGAAAGTTTGGAACGCAAAATATTAATGAATCTTAGTAGAGAATTGCGTACTAGAATCCTTGACACTATGAAATATTCGTACAAAAGTTACTATAATAACAACAATGAAGAGACAAGTGCCGAGGATTATTTAACAGAGAATTCTAGGGAAATACTTGAAAGGCTACATTCTCTAGAGGATTTCTTAGATGCATATTTTGATGCTTTACGTTTTTTGGATGATTCCAAAATAGCATCTAAGCTTGATTCACTTCGTGATTTTACAAAAAAAATAGACCAAAGAATTAAATAGTTAAAAATTTATAACTAATCAGCATAAAATTTTCATGTTCTCAATTTTGCGCACGGCCAAATGCAAAGAGGAGAATCAACATGAACAAATTAAATATAAAAGAATACAAAACAAAAGCCGGAGAGGTGCGTTATATTCTCCGTGGCGCTTATATCGGTACTGATGTGCTGACAGGTAAGCAAATAAAAACAGATATTAGAGGGCGCACAAAAACAGGCGTCAAGAATGAACTAGAACGCCTGAAAAATAATTTTAAAAAGAACGGTAACACCAAAGGTAAAGAATCACTCGAAACTTTTGAAGAGGTTGCTGAGAGCTTTTTTGAACTTTATAAGCTGCAACGTAAAATAGGTTCTATTGACCAAATGAGATCAAATCTCGATAATTATACTTTGCCAGCTTTTGGTAATAAGAGAATCAGCAAGATTACCACAGCACAAATACAGCAGCAAGTTATCAAATGGGGAAAAAGCGCCGCTGCTCCTCTTAATGGGAGACAAAAGCGTACTACTGGACAAGCTAAACGATACAAGCTGCAGTTCAATATCATCAATCGCATATTTCAACATGCACTTTCACTTGGAATCATTGAGAACAATCCTTGTCAGTCAGTGATCGTACCCCAAGTAAAGGTGGAACAAGCAAAAAAAGAGATAAAGTTCTACAAAAAATCGGAATTAGCAAAACTCTTTAATTACCTTGAATCTCTAAAGAGTGGCCAGTGGTCAAATGAATACTTTAAAGCTCTTCTACGCTTGCTTGTGGCTTCTGGTTTGCGTATTGGCGAAGCTATGGCCTTATCATGGTCTGATATTAACTTTCAAAACCAGACTGTATCTGTCAGCAAAACCACAGTTAGACGATTTCAAATTCAAGATACACCAAAAAGCAATAAAAGCAATCGAATTATTAGCATTGACGATAAGGCAATTTATGTATTAAAAAGCTGGTACTTCTTTCAAAAGAAACACTTTATGAAGTTAGGAAATCCACAACAAAACCTAGTATTTCCAAAAATAGAAGGTGGAGTGATGGATTATCACAACCTTATCTACAAGCTGAATAATATAATCAAAAATGCTGAACTGCCGTTGTTGAGCTTTCATGGATTCAGGCGTTCACACGCTAGCCTTTGTTTAAATGCTGAAATGAGTTATAAAGTGATTCAAGAAAGGCTAGGTCATTCAAAGTTGCAATTGACTATGGACCTATACTCACATCTTGAGCCCGAAAAGAAGAATAAAGAGCTTGAACTATTTACTAAGTATGCCAACTTTTAA